ACTGCTATGAGGCACGGTCTTGATGACTACGGCAGGGGCAAAGCCGCATCACAAGGTAAGTTGAAGGATAAATCTGCAGAGAAAAGTGAATCTTTCTTATTTACGCTGCCTGAAGAACAAAAGAAAATGGGTGGCGGCAAAATGCACCGTATGCCAGATGGTAGTATGATGGCTGGGGCTTCCCACGGCATGAACTATGGTGGTAAGGTAAAGAAAATGAAGTATGGCGGTAAGTGTCGTGGTATGGGTGCGGCAACCCGTGGCGGTAATTTTTACAAGGATGGATAAGTTCAAATGAACTATTCTCAGCTAGTACAGGCAGTGAAAGATTACACTGAGAATACGGAGACAACCTTCGTAAACAACATTGACGTGTTTATTCAGCAAGCGGAAGAGCGGATAAATAGGGACGTTCAAATACCTGAACTTAGAAAGAATGCAACGGGAAACACTTCTGCAAGTTCTCCTTATCTAGGAAGACCATCTGACTTCTTGTCTACTTTCTCTTTGGCTGTAATTGATGGCAGCAACAACTATACATATCTCCTTGAAAAAGAAGTAAACTTTATAAGAGAAGCGTATCCTAGTCAGTCAACTACTGGGCTACCAAAGTATTATGGTATGTTTGATGGGGATACATCTTCCTCAAACGGGAATTTTATATTGGGTCCGACCCCAGATGCTGCCTATAGTGTAGAAATACACTACTATTATGACCCACCTTCTATCGTTACTTCGACAACCTCTTGGCTGGGAGACAATGCGGAAACCGCGCTTCTTTACGGCACCCTTTATGAGGCGTATACTTTTATGAAGGGGGAGCCAGACATTTTGCAAAATTATTTGCAAAGGTATCAAAGTGCTTTAATAAACATGGCGTCTCTTGGTGTAATGATTAAGAGTGACACGTATAGAGAGGATGCTGCATAATGGCTATTACACAAGCAACATGTACCTCGTTTAAGCAAGAATTGCTTGAGGCTGTTCACGACTTTACATCTCATGTCTTTAAGATTGCGCTGTATAGCGATTCAGCAACACTAGGGGCTGGTACTACAGTTTACTCTACAGACAATGAGATAACAAACACATCAGGCACCGCATATACTGCTGGTGGCAAAGCACTAACCACTATAGCGCCAACATCATCAGGAACGGTTGCGTTTGTGGATTTCGACAATATCAGTTGGACAAGTGCTTCGTTTACCGCCCGTGGTGCGCTGATATATAATTCTTCCGCTTCCAATAAAGCTGTGGCTGTGTTAGACTTCGGAAGTAATCGCGTAGTCTCCGATGATACATTTGAGGTTCAGTTCCCCGTATCTTCTGCTACAACTGCTGTAATTAGAATAACATAGGAGTTTACTTATGGCTAGTTTTACAAAGGTAAACGATTTTGTCGTGAACCTCGCAAATGCAATGGACTTAGACGCAGACACGTTGGTTGTGGCTTTGTCGAACACAGACCCAACAGCGGGTACGAATGTGGTAAGTGATGGAAATGGAGTGCTGGCTAACATTTCTCAAATTAGCTACACAAACCTATCCTCTCGTACACTGCAATCCGTGACATCGACACAGACGAATGGTACGTATAAGCTCTCTGCCAATGACTTAACGCTTACTGCATCAGGTGGTTCGGTTGCTGCTTTCCGTTACATCGTTATTTATGATGACTCTGTAACATCACCTGCAGATCCTGTAATTGGGTATTACGACTACGGCACGTCTCTTACCCTTAATGATGGTGACACGTTTACAATTGACATAGGCGCAAACGGTATCCTGACACTCACATAAGGTTAGTTCGTCGTGGCAAAGCTTTTCAATAGAGCAAAAATGACGACTGCCAGTACGGGGACTGGCACCGTTGTTTTAGGTAGTGCAGCTACAGGTTTCCAAACCTTTGCTGCTGCAGGGGTAAGTAATGGTGACGTTGTTCAATACGTCATCGAAGAAGGTGCTAATTTTGAAATCGGCACTGGTACTTATACGTCTGCCTCTACGTCTCTAACGCGCTCTCCAACGGAAAGCAGTAGTGGTGGTAGTGCGATTAACCTCGCAGGGGATGCCACCGTTTCGATTGTGTCCGTAGCTGTAGACTTCACTAGAATACAGAATGCGGGAACCACCAAGGTGGAAGCCACGGCTACAGGTGCAACTGTCACAGGTAATCTTGCGGTTACTGGTACGGTAGACGGTAGGGATGTCGCGGGAGATGGTACAAAGCTAGATGGTATAGAGAGTAGTGCAGATGTTACCGACAGCACAAATGTAGGCTCTTCTCTTACTGACTTTCCCACAGATACAGACGCAGCAAGTACCGACCTTATTCCTGTTTATGATACGACTGCGGCTCGTTGGGAAAAGCAAACCATTGCCAATGCTGCTTTAGTTGGTCCGACAGGACCTACAGGACCCACAGGTCCCACTGGCCCTACAGGCCCTACAGGTCCACAGGGTCAGAAGGGCGAAAAGGGACAGAAGGGCGAAAAGGGTCAAAAGGGTGAGATCGGTGCAACGGGTCCTACAGGGCCAACTGGTCCTACGGGTCCTACAGGCCCTACTGGCCCACAGGGTCAAAAAGGTGAGAAAGGCGAGAAGGGTCAAAAGGGAGACACGGGCGCTACTGGTGCAACGGGTCCCACAGGCCAAAAAGGTGAGAAGGGTCAAAAAGGGGATACAGGTGCTACGGGACCTACTGGTCCTACTGGACCACAAGGCCAAAAAGGTGAGAAGGGACAAAAGGGGGACACTGGTCCTACGGGACCTACGGGTCCGACTGGACCACAAGGTCAGAAAGGTGAGAAGGGCCAAAAAGGCGATACTGGATCTACAGGTCCCACAGGTCCGACTGGCGCAGATGGACCCACAGGTCCTACTGGGCAAAAAGGTGAGAAGGGTCAAAAAGGTGAGGTGGGTGCAGATGGACCCACGGGGCAAAAAGGTGAGAAAGGACAAAAAGGTGAGGTAGGTGCAACAGGCCCAACTGGCCCCACGGGGCAAAAAGGTGAGAAGGGTCAAAAAGGTGAGAAGGGTCAAAAAGGTGAGGTAGGATCAACTGGGCCGACAGGGCCAACTGGATCGACGGGGCCAACAGGTCCAACAGGGCCGCTTACTTCTGGCATCATCGTTATTTGGTCTGGGGCGCTTTCTGCCATTCCAAGTGGCTGGGTTCTTTGTGATGGTAATAACGGAACGCCTGACCTGCGAGCGCGATTTGTTATAGGTGCGGAAGCTGACAGTGGTGCGACATACGATAAAGGGGATACGGGTGGTGCAAGCAACGTAACTCTTGCAACTGCTAACCTGCCTTCTCATACGCATGGTGCGGGTAACTTTGCGGTAGCATCGCACTCTCACGGAGCGGGTAACTTTGCAGTAGCATCACATACGCACAGTTCTGGTAACATTGTTACTTCGAATACTGGTTCGCATAGTCATAGCCTTGCTCAAGCAGCATATCAAAATGGTTATGCGGGAAACAGTGGTCGAAATAGGTTAAACTATAACCCCGGCGGCAATGTGGTAAACAATATAAGCTCTGCTGGCGCTCACTCACATAACACATCAGGAAACACGGGGTCTGCTTCTCCGGGTCTAAGCGGAAACACGGGTAATGCTTCTCCGGGTCTAAGTGGAGACACAGGGGCCACAGGGTCGGGAACTGCGGTTAGTATTCTTAATCCATACTATGCGCTTGCGTATATTATGAAAACTTAGGTGGGGAAAATGAAAACACTAACGATAGAAACAAATGGTTCTGTAAGCATTTGTATCCTACAGGCAAATACTGAAAAAAGCATAGTAAGCAATACAGAAGACGCTTTCTTTTCAGAAGCTGCCGTAAATGCTTTCAATGCAATAATAACGCAACTCCAGACGGAGGGGTGCCATTATGTTCACTTTGAAAAATCAGACCATATTGAAATAAAACATAAGCGCCGCCTTGCAGAAGTAGAAGATTGGGCGGGGGATTTCCCAGATATTTTTGAAAACTTAGATCAAGTTATAAGAGACTATGAAGCGGCAATTGCTTTAGCTCAAGCGGAAATAGAACACGCAGTATCTGAGTGAGATTTTTAAAATGCAAATTAAATTTTTTACCGATGCCCATCTCATGGATGGTATACCAAAACCTGTGAAAGCAAATAAACATTTGCCATCATATTTTAAAGCTATTCCCCCTCAAACAACTTCTCACCCGTCAAGTGGAACTGTAAAAAGGTGTGTTCCTTTTTTAGAAGCTTGTTCGATGGGGTATATAATACCAATGTGGGCTGACATGTTTGTGACAGCTAAAGATGGAGATTTGAATTTTGATTTTCCACCAAATTACATTCCGCAAGAAGATTTTAAGGGTAGAACAGGATCGGCATTTTCATTTCACAACATAGAGCAAATTAAAGATCACCCTCTTCAAAATAAAAAATATGGAGAACATACGTGCAAGCTACATAACCCTTGGATAATTGAAACATCCGAAGGCGTGTCCTGTTTGTTTACATCACCTTTAAATCACATGGAAACGCGTTTAAAGATTTTAGACGGGGTTGTTGAGACGGACAAATACTACAACCACATTAATTTTCCTTTTTTATGGACAGGTGGCGATGGTGAATTTTTTATTCCGCAGGGTACGCCATTAGTTCAAGTTATTCCTTTTCAAAGAACAGAATGTGAAGTTGGTTATGGGCAAGTAGATTCTGAACGAAGAGATAAAACTCACGCTTCTATAGCCACTGTGATGAGGAATGGTTATAAAACACAGATACATCATAAGGGTGAGAAATTAAGGCTTGTAGAGTAAAAGATTAAATATTTTCGGGAGTGGGAAAAATGAGACAAAACTGGAGAATGTGGTCGGGGGCAATTAGTAATTTTCAAATTGCAAAAATAGTTTCAAAAGCTGAAAATATACAGAAGGCAGAAACATTTAACCAAGGCGGTTCCGAAGTAAGATCAAGCAGGGTGGCTTGGCTTTCTGACAATAAAGATATTTTGGACATGTTGTTTGAATATGTTGAAGAGGCAAATCAAAACCACTTTAAAACACACGTCTATAAAAAAGCAGATATCCAGTATACGGAGTATCATGCTTCAGAAGGGGGCCATTATAATTGGCACCATGATATTGATTGGGTTCGCAATGATGGCTTGGATCGAAAGCTTAGTGTGACTGTGCAGTTGAGTGAACCACACGAATACGAAGGGGGAAACTTTGAGTTTTCTGAGGTAGAAAGCCCAAATAGTCAAAGCCGTGCAAAAGGTACGGTTTTGGTGTTTCCCAGTTATTTAAGTCACAGGGTCATGCCCGTAACCAGAGGTATAAGAAAAAGTCTTGTTGCTTGGTTTGAGGGTCCGACTTGGCAATAGTTTATCAGATATCTCTTCATGGGGATGCTTTTGATGCTAGGCAACTATCTTGGGAAAGTGCAATTGAACTTTCTGGCTGCAAGCCAGATCTTGCGTGGAAAGACCCAATACACAACAGATCTTTACTTATTGGGGAATTTGGGTGTGCTGTAAGTCACCTACGCATATGGGAAAAAATTGCAGAGTCAGGTATTAACGGCATTATTTTAGAAGAAGATGCGGTCTTTACCTCTATAGATCCCGTAGATGTTTCTGACAAATTAAGGGTATATCATAGCGTTTGGCTGGGGTATCGGTG